CATCCTCCGCCACATCCACACCTCAAACGGCGCAGTCATCGAAGCCACATTCCAGATGTTCCAAACACTTCAGAACCATCTCGAAGCGCCACGCAAGGTATGCGATTGCCGCACATCAAACGGCTGAACCAAATAGCGTCACAAAACTCTGAGAACGGTCAAGTGACCCGTTGATACGGTGACACCATGGCAGTACGACACCAAACCTACAACTTGACAACAACACCAGTGTTACTCGATGTAATAAATGACACCGACAACAACATCGGAATGACAATCATCTTCAACACGAACAAAGAAAACAACGCAACAACCATGATTGGCGCATCCACGGTCACCGATACAGACTTCGGCATCCACCTCGACGCCGACACACAATTCATCCTCCAAGGTCACTTCACCTACAAAGACCAATTCTGGGCAAGAGCCAAAACAGGCACCTCAGTCCTCCATATCCTCGTCGCAGGCGCATGATTCCATGCGACAACTGTGAACAACGGTTCAACCCCGTAGTTTTCCGTTGGCGCTGCCCCTCATGCGGATGGAAGAACACATGTTGTGAGGGAGAACCGCAACTTGCCTGTACTACACTTGCGGACCATGGGCAGACCACTCAAATTGACCCCGACGCTTCAGGACAAAATCTGTAACGCAATCGCCGCAGGAAGTTATTCCGAGATAGCCGCCCGCTACGCAGGAGTGTCCTCAACGACCTTCTACAAGTGGATGGCACTCGGAGACGGCGACAACGCAGAATCCCCTTATCGAGAGTTTCGGGAGGCAGTAGAAAACGCCAGAGCCACCTCTGAAGTACGAAACATCGGACTCATCCAACAAGCCGCCAACAACGGCACATGGCAAGCCGCAGCGTGGTACCTCGAAAGAACCTCACCAGCACGATGGGGTCGCCGCTCAGCACTCGAAGTTTCAGGAACCGAAGGCGGAGCAATCAGAATCGATGTCTCCATCGACGAACTCGAAACCAAGGTCGCCAAACTGCTTCCTAAAGAATGAGCACAATCGACGCCACAACAGGGTCGCAGCAGTTAATGCGATTCCTCTCTGCAGCCTCCCCAGCGGAGCGCCGCAAGTTTTTCGCTGAACTCAACCCAGAGGACAGAGTCGCCGTTGCGAACCTTCTTGACCTGATGGGCGAAAACCCATGGTCCCGATTCCGCACAGACCCAGTCGGTTTCGTCACCGAGGGAATGGGCGAAACAATCTGGTCGAAACAACGAGAAATCCTTGAGTCCGTCAGAGACAACAAGAGAACCGCTGTGCCCGCTTGTCACGGTTTGGGCAAGTCACACCTTGCAGCCCGTGCAGTGTGCTGGTGGGTCGCCTCACACCCGCCTCAGACAACCATGGTGGTAACCACCGCCACAACTTTCCGTCAGGTCAGAAACATCCTCTGGAGAGAAATCCGCCGAGTATCAGCAAGACACGATTTCGGTGGTGAAGTCCTCACCGTCGAATGGAAATACCAAGGAACAGTCACAGCCTTCGGATTCGCCCCACAAGCCCACGACGAAACCGCTGTACAGGGTATTCACGCCCCAAACCTCCTTGTCGTAGTTGACGAAGCAGGCGGTCTCTCAGAGACGATTGGCAACGCTCTCGAAGGTCTGATGACTGGTGACCACACCCGTTTGCTTCTCCTTGGCAACCCGCCCACAGACAACGAAGATTCATGGTTCGAAAGAGCCTGCAACAGCCCGAACTACAATGTCATTCCTGTCCCCGTCTGGGTAACGCCGAATTTCACCAAAGAGGAAGTCGGCTTGTGCAAAGCCTGCCCACCCCACATTGCGAAGCACCCTCTCTCTGACCATTTGGTAGACCAAACATGGGTAGACGATGTTGTCGCCGAACTTGGTGCAGACAGCCCTTTCGTAGAAGCCCGTGTCCACGCTCGTTTCCCTCGTGTCACAGGCAACCGAGTCATCCCAATCACATGGCTTGAAGAATCAGCCAACAACGAGACACCAATCGAGTCTGATGCGATTCGTCTCGGGGTCGATGTGGCATCAGACGGAGGCGACGAATTCGCCATTGCTAGAGCAGACGGCTACAGCGTCAAAATCGTTCACCACGCTGCAGGCGCTGCTAACCAGAACGCCGTCGATGTCGCAGCCCGCATCCTTCAAGAGATTCACCAAGCAGAAGCCGATTCGAAGGACATGCGAAGGCAGCCCCCCAAAGTCAAAATCGACACAATCGGCGTCGGCTGGGGAGTTGTCTCTCTGATGCAACGCTGGTTTGAAGAAGGAAGGCACAAATCCATCATCATTCCCGTCAATGTGGCGGAGCGGGCTGGGCAAGCGGACAAGTTCAAGAATCAAAGAGCCGAAATGTGGTGGAACGGTCGTGAAATGGTCACCCCAGACAAGGATGGGCGTATCCCCATGCGAATCGAAGCGGACCGTCGAATTCTCACCCAGTTGTCGACCCCGTCGTATCACTCCGATTCTTCAGGTCGAATCATCATCGAATCAAAGCAGGCGATGAAGAAGCGTGGCATGAGTTCTCCTGACCGTGCTGAAGCCATTTTGCTTGCCATTTACGAGCCGCCGTTTGGTGAGCCGAACCCAATTGTGTCGCCGATTGGACTGGACCAAGTCAATCCTTGGTCATGACTTGACTTAGATAGTTCATCCGATGTAATCTTTTGGTGGAGGGGAAAGGGACCTTCCAGAAAGGGAAAAGTCGTTATGAAACTTCTAATGACCGCTCCAGCCATTCACGCAAAGATGGTGGCACCAGAAATCATCGCCAAGATGATGGCTGCTCCAATCGTCGCCAAGATGGAGGCACCAGCCACAATGAGCATCTTGGACATCATCGAGGAGTTGGCAGCACTCCACGAGACAGAGTGGGCAAAGTAATCATGCTCAAGGATTTTGACCCCAAGGTCATCACCGTCGATTGTGTCAAAAAGCACCGCCCAAACCATTTCGCCCCTGCCGTCGTCGCCCACCAGAAGCAAGTTGAGGTCCAGTGGGACTGGGTCATCGCAAGCATCAAAATCAAGGACCTCGACATTCTCGATTGGTGTGCGATGTTCGACCTTGACGCCGCCGATTGGAAAAGGACCCTCGAATACCACGAGCCTTTCAAGACCAAGAAGGCAGCCTTAGCCTCGGTCGTCGAGCATTTCACCCAGTGGATTGCTTTCACCGACCCCGAGGATTACTGGTTCCGCCAGTACACCGAGGACGAAGAGGCGATGTGCCAAAAGATTCTGGCTTCATTGCAATAAGAAACCACAGCAGGTAAGATTTAGGTGGAGGGAAGAAAAGCCTCCAGAAAGGGAAAGAAAATGAACACCAAGTATCTGGTGAACATCTGGGACAAACCCCCAGATGGATTGCCAGATTGTACAACGACATTTGACAACCTCGCCGACGCAAAGGCTTACGCAAAGGCAGTCACCGCTTACGGTCTCGTAGTGGCGACAATCACAACAGTCACAACAGCCAACTAAAACCAAGAAAGAGAAACCAATGACCATTTTCAAATCGCCAACTGAAGCGGCACTCGCCGCCAAGGTTGCACTGTTTGCGTTCAACAGACTCGCTCCGCTGTCGCAAAGCCCACACGAAGTGGAACTTGCCATCAAAGAGCACACCAGCCTTGCCGCTCTAGCCAAGGGCGCTGTAGCCGCAAATCTGCAGATGTGCCTTGACGATTTCAAGGTTCACTTCCCAGCAGCAATCGCTGACCTTGAGGACGAACCAGCAGCAGCCCTGACTTTCTTCGAAATCATCGGTTTCGTCGATGAGGTCAAGGACCACCTCGACGGTCATCTTCGCCTCGCCCTTTCCTACTAACGGAGGTCCAATGGACAAAGCAACCAAGCCATGTGAGCAGCAATGCGGAGCAGAAGCCACCGTCTACGCAGGCGGACCGAAAGCAGGCGACTGGGCAGGTCACTACTGCCAGCAGTGCGCCGATGCGATGCACTTCATCGTGTTCAACAAACTCTCAAACTAAGAAAGGCGGATGCAATGAGCGTCAACATTGAAGCAATCAGCAAATCCATCGCAAAGGGGGTCAAGAGCCACGGCTTCTTCGATGACATGAGTTCATCGTCGGAACCGAACTACATCGACCGAGGACAAATGGCTCTCAGCATCCTTTTCGAAGTCATCGGGGAGGGAAACCTCGACCAGTTCACAGCCGAACAAGGACGCAACTTCCTCAAAGACTGCGGCTTCGGCGACGAAGTAGCCATGCGAATCATCAACAGCGATGACCCGCTACGCATCTACTAAAACTTTGACACACCCGTCAGAGACAATCTCAAGAAAAGAAAGGCAGGAGCCATGAGCACCTCAATCAACATCCACCCGAGGCGAAGCGACAAACATGTCGACAACGGACATTTCCATGTTTTGGTCAGGGTCCATTCAAGACTCGGCAACCCGTGGTACTCGGTAGACATCAAAATGGCAGAAAAGGACGGTTCTGGCTCTGACCATTCCGTGACTTTCTTCCCGCAGTGCTCAGAACAAGAAATCCGTGAAATGTTCCCACTGGCTGTGTGGGAGACAGGGAGCAACTCATGACCGTCGTTGACCTAAGGGGCACCATCACCCGAGAACTCGTCATACAGAGCCTTCTAGGGGCGTATGCAAGGGTTTTGGTTGATGCCAAACAGTTAGATGCCAAAGTTGTCGAATTCTGCACCTCAGGCAAGTTGCCGACCATCGAGATTGGCAATTACCGTCACGAAATGACGATTGCAGCGTTGGACTGTGATTGCGGCAAAGGTTTCCTCTGTCCGCTTGTCAAGACCACGAAACTGAAAGAATCAACAGATGGACGACTTCACTTGGCGCAAGAAGGTAGTCCAGACCGTCCCGCTTTACATTGAAGAACTGGGGCGTGAAGAACCCGTCGAATGGATTCAAGAGCAGGCGGGCTGTGACCTCGGATTGATGCAAATCGAGTACACCCGATGCGATGCACTTGACAGGGCTTTCTGCTCTGGCTCGGTCGTCGCCTCTTTGTGGGAAATCATGGTCGATGAAGATTCGGGCGACTGTTTCTACGAATTCCTCAAAGGCAACAATTCGTTCCTGCACATCGGTCTCGCCAAAAGATGGGCTGCAGCGCAGTCGGAACTTTGGTCCGTCATCGATGCGAACAGCGAACTCGGCGCTGATGGCTGGTTCTTCGAAGATGAAGGCGAAACGGGCGAATTCAATTGAATTGACAAAAGCACCTACAGCGGGTAAATTGTAGGTGGAGGGAAAGGGGAAAATGAGAAAGATTCCAACAGCGAAGAACATCAAGTTCCGCTGCTACGCCGTCAAGCGAGGTCACGCTGCCAAAAGAATGGCGGACCTCGGTCTCGGTGACTTGGACATCGCAATCGCCAAGGCAAAGGTCGCCAAGACCATTCCTTACTGGGCAGCATTGAACGCCAAATGATTACCGACAACGAACTAATCATCGCCGCTCACCCAGCAACTGCTGGAGCGGTCACAATTTCGGTCGTTTACCAGAACGCCAAACACATCGTTTTCAAAGGACCATCGGTGGCGGTTTGCCGCAAGATGGCTCACGAATACGGCGTCAGATTCCTTGGGCAAAAGGTCCAACTGGTCGAAGTTCTCAAAAGAAAAGGAAAATAATGGGAAAAATAGATTCAATCGTTTTCGCTCAGGCGCTCGATAACCCCGTTGGGGGTCATTGGATGGTTGAGCAATCAATTCACATTCCGTGCTTGGTGCTCGGAATCATCGGAACACCAGACGGCGCTTGGGTCGACATCGATGTCCAAGGCGAACGCCATCTCGTTCAAGCCCACACTGTTTATGTGTCCTAAGGAGGAACCAATGACAAAGATGAACCACTTGCACACCAGCCTCACTGAGCCGCTCTCTGTGTACCGCCAATGCGATGTACAGACCCTTGTGGGGCAAATACCCGACAGAGTCTTTGAACTCGTCTCAGGCTCGCTCTACAAGCGTGTTGTCTCGGTGAACGCCGAAGGCGAATACACCCCAGTGGGCGTTTTGTTGCCAATCGACGAAAAGAACGCCGTCCGAGTCTTGTACACCTACTTCGACTTGTACGAGGTCCAGCGGATTGTGATTGACGGCGATGCGATGACAATCGAGGAGGCTTGGGATGGCATTTTTGCTGACCAGTTGGGCTTCATGATTTCTTCGGCGGCTTCGGCAGTTGCTCACCAGAAATTGGCTTGACAGACACTGCTACAGCGGATAAATTGTGAGTGGGAAGAAAGGGACCCAATGACAACAAAGGCAAAACAAACCGACAAGAGAATTTACGACATTCTCTGGGAAATCGAACCACTCAAGTTCAAATTGGAAAAACTGGTCGATGAAACCCGCAGAGCAGGCGGTCAACGCTACGACTGGCAGAACAAAAGTTGGTCAGGTCCATGGAGCGAACTCCTAGTTAGCACTGACCCTTGGGTCATCCAGCGTCTCGAAGAAATCAAGTCGGTGAACCACCAACTGAGCCTTCTCAAGACCGAATACATCTACCTTGAGAAAATCTGGCAACACGAAAAGTGGAGCCGCTTCTACCTCGTGGTCGGTACTGGTCAGGGTCACATCCACAAGGACATGAACTGCCACTCTTGCTACCCCACCACTGAGTACGCATGGCTCCCAGAGTTGAGCGGTGACAGCGAAGCCGAGGCAGTAGCCGCCGAGGGCGAAATCCTCTGCACCTTCTGCTTCCCAACCGCTCCAGTCGCTTGGTGCGAAGGCGTCGGACGCCGCACACAGGAAGCCAAGGACGCCGCCGCCGCAGTCAAAGCAGAGCGTCAGGCAGCCAAGGCAGCCAAGAGCCTAAGCCTCGACGGTGACGAAGTGGTCATTCGATGCGACCGCAACAACCGAGAGGTTCACTCTTGGTCGAAAGCCTTCAAGACAATGCGGGCTGCGGAACTCTGGGTGACAGAGGCGCTGGCATGGAAAACCCTCAAGGCGCTCTACCCAACGGAGACTTACATCGGCTTCGGTCCTGACGCTTACGACGATGCGAACCTCGAATCGGTCCTCGAAATGATGGCTCAGAAGAAGGGCATCGAGGTCGCCGAGATTCTCGCCGCCAACGCCAAGAAGGTCGAGAAGAAGGTCAACGAAGAGCGCAAGTGGGTTGACGAGATGCTGACTCGAAAAGCCTTGCACCAACAAACTCAGAGTTAGGTGTCGATTGACTTGACACGGGTATTTCACATGAGGTAATCTTTTTATGGAGGGGGAAGGAAGCCTCCTCCAGAAAGGGAAAGGTCAAGATGCTCAAGAAAGAGCGCCTCGCACAGGCGGTTGAGATTGGTCCTTTTGCCAGAGCAACCGTTGAGCAAATCGCTCACGCTGCTCAGGCATTGGCGACAGAGCCAACTGAGGAGCATGCGGAGAAATTGATTGCTCTGATGAAAACACTGGAGCACACAGCGGTCGGTCTCCGCTGGGTCTAACTGAAAGGTAAAAATGTTCGCCCTCTTCATCGTTAAAGCCGTGATTCTCAAAAAGTATTTCGGCTGCGACACTCCAGCACTAGTGGATGGCGGATTTATCAAAGCAGTGCTGCTCTACCCAGTCGCCCGATTCCTGTAAGGAGGAACCTCATGAAAAAAGAAATGTATCTCGCTCGATGCGACTCTCATTACGGCGAGCGCAAAACGCTCATCGTCAAAACGCACTATTCCGAGTGGTGCCACGAATCGATGACAGTGTGCTGGAAGTGCCACTATCTCGCCCCTGTGAAGCAGCGCCTGTTCGGTCTGTGGTTCAAGTTGACCGTCAAGGATGTCGAGCCTTTTTGACTTGACCCAAGATGTCACATCGGATAATCTGAATCTGGGAAGGAGACCCAATGAAGCCAAAGCACATAGTTATCCCAAATAGCAACAGCATGACGCAGGACCAAGCAAAGTTCTTCGTAGTGTTCCAGCACAACGACGACCGCCACATCATCGAACTTTGCCAGACTCGTGAAGAAGCCGAAGCAATCGCCAACAACTACAACGCACTACTCAAAGGAGTATTTACCCAATGAAGAAAAAAGTCACTGAATACAAGGTGTTTCACGCCTCGGACGGAATGTTCTGGGTCGTCGAAGCCGACACCCCAGCAGAAGCAGTAATCAAGGTTTGCGGCGAAATCGTCGAAGTTCTTGAGCACAACATCGCCGAGAGCATCTTCAACTACAAGACAAAGCACCTCGGAATTAACGGCGACACAAAGTTCGAAGTAACCAGCGTCGCTCTGGTCTAAGAAAGGGAAACACAATGACCACCAAACAAAAGAAAGTGACCAAGGCGCAAGCCACCTCGGTCCTCAAACAGGTATGCGACCACTACGGGATAAAGCCCGATAGTCGAAACGCCCCGAAACTCATCATGGACTTCGACTGGCTCGGACACGGAGGACAACCTCACATCGTCTGGGAAGAAGGACCCTACGATTGGGCATTGCGCCACTGGGAAGCCCAAAGCGCCGATGTGTTCCTCGAACCAATGACCAGTTGGGCACTCGGGATTTTCCCAGCCTTCTAAAACCAAAACATCCTGCAGGTAGCCCGCCATCGTGCGGGCTATTATGCGTTCATGGCATACGACGAGGATGAATGGTCACCGCTCCGCACAGCGACAGCAGCCCTCCATGAAATGTTCCTAACCCTTATGGAATCGGGGTTTCAAGAACATCAAGCCTTGCAACTCGTTTCGACACTCATGACCAACGGAATGTTCGAAACCGATTCCGACGACTGAACCACCCTGCAGTGAAGCATCACCGCACTAAAGCATTAGGATTGACGCATGGCTGAAAAAGACGACATGATTGAAATCGGCTCGTCTGGCTTACGCCGCACCTCGGGCTTCGTCATTGACGACTTCGTACAAGGTCTACAAGGACAAAAAGGCGCCAAGATTTGGCGTGAAATGGCAGACAACGACCCCATCGTTGGAGCCATGATGTTCGCCATCGAACGGCTCATTCTCCAAATCAACTGGAATGTCGAACCATTCACAGACGCCGAAAACGAAGAAGTAACCGAGGAAGCCCTCGCCTCAGCCCAGTTCGTCGAAGAGTGCATGAACGACATGAGCGAATCATGGTCAGTGATGCTGCAACAGATTCTCTCGTTCCTCGTCTACGGCTACGCCCCATGCGAAATCGTTTACAAGCGCCGAAACGGACTGAACCAAAAAGACGGCTCAAAACGGTCCAAGTACAACGACGGCAAAATCGGCTGGCGCAAAGTCGCTCTTCGTGCTCAGGAAACAGTCTGGTCATGGCAATTTGACGACACAGGCTCCATCGAAGGCGTCAACCAGATGGACCCTTATGTCTCCCGAGGCGTTGTTTTCATCCCCATCGAAAAAATGCTTTTGTTCCGCACGGTCTCTGCACGAAGCAACCCAGAAGGTCGCTCCATTCTCCGCAATGCGTACCGCCCATGGAAGTTCAAGCGGACCATCGAAGAAATCGAAGCCGTCGGTATCGAGCGTGACCTCGCAGGATTGCCCGTCGCTTATGTCCCGCCGACCATGTTGTCCTCAACTGCCACACCACAAGAGGTCGCAGCCCGCAACGCCATCCAAGCCCTGATTCGTGGAATCAAGCGCAACGAAAACGAGGGAATTCTCTTCCCATTGGCTTACGACAGCCAAGGTCGTGAAACCTACAAACTGACCCTTCTCTCCAGCGGCGGTTCACGCCAATTCAACACAGACGCCATTGTCGCCCGCTACGACCAGCGAATCGCCATGGTGGTACTGGCAGACTTCATTCTTCTCGGACACGAAAATGTTGGCTCTTTCGCTCTCGGTGCATCCAAGATTGACTTGTTCACCACAGCAATCCAGCAAATCTGCAACTCAATCGCTGAAGTGTTCAACGACCATGCGTTGCCCCGTTTGTTCAAACTCAACGGCATGCCCGTCGACAAACTGCCTTTAATCAAGCCTGAGCCAATCGCCCATGTCGACCTCGCCCTCCTCGGAGACTTCATCTCCAAGATGGTGCAGGCAGGAGCAATCACTGTCGACTCTGGACTGGACGAATACCTCCGAGACCTCACCAACCTTCCCAAAAAGGTCGAAGGCGAAGAAGGCGTTCCAGAGGAGCAGTTGGGCGCTGAAGAGATGGAAATGCCTAAAGAGGAATCAGACGAATCTGGTGAGGCTCCAGCGCCTGATGAAGCCGAAGGCGTACCAATGAAAGCCGAAGCCAAGCAGGAGCCATCAGGTGCCGTTCGTCAGCCCAAGAAGTAAACGGGTCACGAAGAATGTAAAGCCCATCGACCCTCAACTCCTCAAGGATGTTGATGCGATGGCTGCTCCCTATCGAGAAGCAATGATGGGGCTTGACGCTGTAGTCCGTGAAGCCGCCCGCAGAATCGGTGACGGAGCAGACGCCCTTGCAACTTTCCAGACGCTTCTCTCTGACGCCGTTGTACAGCACCTCTCAGCGCAGATTCCAAGCGCCACTGGTGTTATGTCAAGACAGGCGTTTCGAGCCGCTGTACGGGCAATCAAGGACCTCCCAACGGGTTTAAGCATCGCTATGTCCTTCGACAAATCAGACCCGAGGGCAATTGCTTGGGCAAGACTTCGTGCAGGCAAGATGATTGTCCAGATTCAAGATGAGCAGTTGCAAGCAATCCGCCAAATCATCTCCAATGCGATTGCTAATGGCGTCACCGTTCCTCAGGCTGCAAAGCAAATCGAGCAGGTTGTCGGTCTCCACGACCGCTGGCAAAGAGCCGTCAACAACGCCTATGAGCGTGATGTACAGCGTTTTATTGCCGAAGGGGTCAACTCTGAGCGGGCAGTCACTATGGCTCAGCAGAACGCCGCAAAATACCGCCAGAAGTTAATTCGTGCCCGTGCCCGCAACATTGCCCGCACCGAAGTGATGGCTGCACAAAACCAAGGCACCCTTCTCTCGTGGCTTCAGGCAGGCGAAAAAGGTCTCATCAATCTTTCGTTGACCAAGAAGGAATGGATGGCTGGACCATCTGGCTGGAAGGGAATCAGCGTGTGCGATTTCTGTGCCCCGCTGAATGGACAGCAAGTTCCCGTGACAGCACCTTTCGACAACGGGCTTTTAGCGCCCCCTGCACATCCCAATTGCCGCTGCCGCATGATTCTGGTCCCGCCCGAGGTCTGACATGTTGAAACTCATCGCTACAAACGGACAACGGTCGCTCTTCCAAACAGGTTTCGCCAATCTTTGGGAAGGCACAGACCTTGAGGAGACCGTTCCAACTGGTCATGTTGTTGACGAAGAGGGAGTGGTCATTCCCGTCAAGAACATCTATGCGATGTTCAGAGATGATTCTTGGGAAATCATTGATGCTCCAGACGAACCGTTGGGAAAAGGTCGTAAGAGGCAATTCGCTTCGAGAGCAGAAGCCGCTCGATACGCTGCACGAATTCGATGGGGGACTACAACTCCCGATGCGAACGCTTCTGCAGCATCGAATGGTGTTCCAATGGAGCCGACCGACGATGTCAACGAGGCAATTACGACTGGTGCTCCATTCAAACCACTTTTGTTTGAAAGCCTCCCCCCAGACATTCAAGAGGGTCTTACAAAGACAGAAACAAGCAGTTTGCCCTTCAACGACGAGATGGTCCTTGAGGCAAAATTGACTGCTTATTACGCAAAAGTGTTGAGTCCAGACAGCATTTCACCAGAAAATCAATATGAAATAGGGAAATATGGGTCTCATTATCGTCAGTTTGTAAATTCAGGAACATCGGCAGACCCACTTCGTGCTGATGAGCGCCTTCAACTTGCAAGCAGCATGGCTCGCCAAACCGTCATTCGTCACAGGGAAAAGCAGTTCCTCATTGGACGAGAGGACGAGGCATTAAAAGAAACCAAAGATTTGGTGTCTCAGCCAGAAATGAAAATTGCAATGACGGTCACCGAGTCAGGTGCTTCAGCAATTCTTACTGGAGGTCGTATCACGACCCAGTTCGAGACTAAAACCAGCCGAGGAGCGTTGAATCCCCAAGGTCGAGCAGCCCACGAAGCCGTTGCCTACGGAACACACCCAGCGACCATTCCCGACCGTCGACCTGTTTATGCGACGCTTCATCCTGTTGGTGTTCAACATCCAATCGCAACAGGAGCAGAGCAGTACGGAACTATCCAGTTCGTTATGAAACCACAAGTTTCGGACCGCTCAACATTTTCGGTTGTTGATTCTCTTGGGCAAAATCGCAATCCTTCGCCAGTACGGGGACCAATCACCAGAGGGCAAGCACACCCGTACACCAAGTTCCCCAAAGATGCCCCAATTCATCCCTCGGACAAAGTTGGGAAAATTAGGCGTGGTGACCGAACGGAGTATTCGGAAGCGCAAATCCATGGTGGCGTAAGACTTTCTGATGTTGCTTACATCGTGGCAAACAGACGAACAAGTGATTTGGTCGAGAGAGCCGCAAAACATGGCATCCCCGTAATTTCGATTGGTACAGAACCAAGGGATAGAACAGGCAAGATGAAGATTCTTCCTGAACCTGCCGAGGTTGCCAAGAGCGTCATGATGCGATTGATTGCCACCGACGGCGAACGCTCTTTGTATCAAACAGGATTCACAACCCTACGAGCAGGAACCCCGCTTGAGGAAACATTTCCGTCAGGTCATGTCATTGACGAACTTGGTGAAGAAATACCAGTTCTCAACATTTACTCAATGTTCTCTCAACCATGGGACATTATTGCTGAGCCACTTGAGCCACTTGAAAAAGGACGCCAGAAACAGTTTGGGTCACGGTCTGAAGCCGCTCAGTATGCAGCCCGTATTCGATGGGGAACACGAGGCGCCGATGCGACAAGCCGTAACGATGCTTTAGACGCACTTCCGCCGCCAACAATGGATGTCAATGTCGCTATTGCAACAGGAGCGCCGTACATCCCGCTTACTTTTGAAGGTATGCCACCCCACATACAAGAGGGTCTTATTGCGCTTGAAAACGGCTCGATGGTAATTGATTCAAAAGACGCACAAAGTGATTATTCTCGTCTGCATCGAGACCTCAACGCTCACTACATGGAACATCTTGATGCCGATGGTTTTTCACCAGAGACCATAAAAATTCTCGAATCAAGAGGTTTTGATACTGACCAAACCAACGCCAACTCAAAAAGCGTAAGTGATTCTTTCTCTTTCATGGGTCTTTTTGAGCCGAGTAAAATCACGCCGCCAAATCAACCATCAGATGAGGTGGACAACAGTTTTGCGTACAACCTTCGGCAGGCAAACAGTAGAGCAAGTTTTGCTAACCAGATGGCAAATGCGACCATGATGCGGCACATGGAAATCAGACAAGCAGGTCGTTCTGCAGAAGCAATCGCAGATACAAAATTGTTAGTTGCGTCTCCAATGAAAAGAATTGCTTTGGCTCGCAGCGAAGGAACCGCCGTCACCATCTTGGAAACTGGACGCATTACTACGCAGTTTGAAACCAAAAAGAGCGCAGGTGCTTTGGGTTTGCAAACCAGAGCGGTACACGAAGCAGCAAGTTTTGGTATTCACCCTTTGGCTGAACCATCTCGCCGTCCCATTTATGCGAGTCTCCATCCATTGGGTGTCCAACACAGCGCAGCAAACGGGTCCAGTCAATACGGGACCGTTCAGTTCGTTATGAAGCCTCAAGTCGCAGCCCGTTCCACATTCACCAATTTCGATTCGCTAAAAAATGTTCATGCCGCTTCACCCGTCAATGGTCGAATTACTTCTGGTCAATTACGAGTAAGAAACGATAAATCTTCTCCCGCCGACTCAAAAGAATGGCTTGGCGAGGTTTCGCAAGGAAAAACTGTCCGTTACGCAGAAGCACAAATTCACGGCGGAATAAAATTGTCAGAGATTTCGCACATCGCTTTTTCTGGTACAACACCATCAAAAGCATTGGTAGCAGCCGCTCGGAAAAGAGGGATTCCCATCGTTGTTCTGGGAGACGGAACAGACGGCAAAGGAAAGTTCAAAATTTTCCCCGACCCAATTGATGTTGCTAAATCTTCAACGGTGGACATCACTGACACGATTGGTCGAATCTGGGAAGCCGTCGATTCACTGGTCGTGGAAAAGGGTCGCAAGCGAAAGTTCTCAACCCGTACCGAAGCCGCCCAATACGCAGCCCGTATCCGCTGGGGCACAACATCTGGTAGTTCAACGACCGAAAAGCCGCACATGAAGGCAATGCGAGAAGAAGCCGAAGCATTGAGGGTGGAAGTTTCTGCATTGAATCAAACAGTCAGTTTTGACAACATGCAACGGTCCAGCACGAAGGCAGCCAACGGCGTTTACGCATGGAGCGATGCGAAAGGCGACATCCAAGTCAACACGGCTAATGAAGAGTTGATTCCATCACCCAAAGTGGCAGACATCCATGACCGTGTTTTGGTATTGGGAGGGAAAATGGAAAGCGAGGCGATGAGTCGCACAGAAGCCCAAATAGCCGCAGGTAAAATCTCCACTAAAGAAGAAATGAGAGCCGCCTATGCGAAGAACATGCAGGATGTTGTGGCTGAGGTACGACCTTGCGGAGGCAAAATCGAGATAGGCAGAAAAGATGACGCCACAGCCTTTAAGACCGATTCAACATCTCAAGAGGCTTTTGATGCTGTGGTCCCAAATCTTGAACTTGTCGGGAAAGTAATGCCAACAGATTGGTCTGATTCGACTAAAGGTGGTCGACTCATGATTCGTTCAGACGACAAATTGCCTAACGGTCATTTTGTGACGCCAAATACTTCTTTCGACACACCAGTCATCGCAATCCCAACCTTGGATACTCAGAGAAAGCGTGGAGAATTAAACAATCTACGAGTTGTCGGTCACGAGACGCAGCACTACATCACTTACAAACGCCCAGCAATCCAAGCCCTTGAAGTGGCTTTCATCACACACAGAACAACAGCGTTCACGGAATCAAGATTCTGGAAAGACGAGTCGAGAGCGTTGAGTTTGAGAGAACGAATGAAAACAAGGGTTCGTGACAAGAGAAGAGTAGCGACAACAACAAAAGGCGATGTGATTGAAATTGATACAGACATGTTCGCCAATGCCTACAGCGGACGCCGTTACGACAAAGCCGTAAAACGAACTGGACCTTACGGCATGTTCGACAACAGCAAAACCCGTTTCACAGCGTTTGAATTGATGACCACAGGCTTCGAACAGGTGTTGAGCGGCAATGCTGACAACTTTGACAGAGACCATCTCAGTTTTGCTTTGGGAGTGATGGCAACAGCATGATTCTCGTCTGGGATTTCAAAGTGAACGCCATGGCTGAAACAGCCGAGTGGGACAACGGCGTGATGCGATGCACCGTCTCCGAGGTTTATGACCTTGTCGACCAGATAATTGCCGAAGGTGAAAAACTTCCCTGTGGGTCCGCAACCGTCATGGTTGAGCCAACGCTTTCGACTGAGGAAGGGGCTTACGCAGTTATTGCGGCAGCGTTGCTAGAGGTCGCTGATTTTCAAACAATCCGCCCGCCTCAAACTGATGTCACTATCGGCGAGGATGTTTTTTACTCCGATGCGAACGACATCGAAAAAGCGAAACAGTCTTTCGGTGGTGACCGCTCTGCCGCAGGGCGTCATGCCGCCCAAATCAGATGGGGTACAAAAGCCCCCGATTTTGACCCGCTCTCAGTCAAAGAGATGGGCACCAACGAAATGGAGCAATACCTAGATTCTTTGTATCCATTTCCTGAAGATGAGGATTACCCATTCACCTCGGCTCATGAAGCAGCAATCAAGGAATACACCGATGAAGGCTGGGCAATCAACGGCGCCCTGCGAGGGCAAGCCAACGAAGGTGTAGTCATTCGACCCTATTCAACGGTCGGTCAAATGGATTCCGCTTTTGATGCTGCAGGACCGATAGACAAGGCGATTGTTTTGCACCGTGGTTTGGACCTCAAATCCTTTACCGAGGACGGCAAGGCAACGATTGCTTTCTTCGACGGGATGAAAGTCGGTCAGTCCTTCAGCGACCCAGCGTTCGGTTCAACCACGGCAAGTTCCAAAGTCGCTAATGAGTTCGGCGCTAGAAGCCGAATCAGAATGAAAATTGTGTGTCCAGAAGGCAGCAAAGTTCTGCCCATCAACACAATGCTTGGCACCAAACATTCCTACGCAGGCGAGAAAGAGGTTCTCCTTCCCCGTAACACCCGTATGCGATTGGTCAAGAGACAAGTCGGCGAGTGGGAGAACATGGGTGGCGAGGGTCTCACATTGACCTTTGTGGTGGAACCAACTGGTGGAGTTCAAAAAGCCCGTGAAAAGCGTTTTGGGTCTCGGTCTGAAGCAGCCCAGTACGCAGCCCGAGTTCGTTGGGGCAACCGAGGCGAAGAAACAACTGGCGTTGACATGCGAACGCTGGAATCAGACCCCGAAGCAATTCGGGCAATGAAAGATTCCTACCCACAAAACCCCGAAGAGGTTTGGTCAGAGGACGAACTGATGGCTGTTCAGTCTTATGTTGCTGGTGGAACATGGATAAACGATGGGCTTCGGACAGGCGAAATTTGGTCCGACGAAGAGTTGAGAGACGACGCATACAATCTCGATTCTGCAATCGATAAAGCGCCTGCATTGCCAAAAGCACTTTTAGTTCATCGAGGCATTGACCGAAAAACCGACACCCGTGTTATTTCCTCATTGAAAAGCCTCAAAGTTGGTGAATCATTCTCTGACGACGCTTTTTCGTCGACTTCAACGAGCAAAAAGACTGCGGAACGATTTACTGACAAAGTAAGAATTGAAATCGCTTTACCAGCGGGTACAAAAAGGGCTTTGCATTTGTCTGTTCTTGGCGCTGGTAAGTATGGATTCGGCGAATCAGAGGTTCTGCTGCCTCGTGGAGCAGGGTTTAAGGTTTTGGCAAACAACATTATTGACGGTGTAGCCGTCCTTCGTGTGACCCCATTGGGAGGATTGTGATGGCTGGCACAGGAATACAGGGATGGCACTTTTTTGATGTCTACGGCAACTCAAAGCCTGATGCGATGGAGATTGAAAAAGCCCGTGAGCGTCGTTTTGGGTCTCGGTCTGAAGCAGCCCAATACGCAGCGCAGGTCCGCTGGGGAAACCGAGGCGGAGAAACACCAGCGTTCGACCCATCAAGTGTTCCGCTTAGTTCAAGAGATGACGCCAACGCCGTTCTGGATGCGATGTACCCAGAAGGCTCAGTCGGCATTTTGAATGGCACTGAAAAGGGTGCAGTTGTCGAATACCAGTTGAGGGGCGGTTCGGTTAACGCTGAACTTCGTGACGGCAATGACAAAATAGCCGTTGTGGGTTTCGTGGACCGTGCCTTTGAAGCAGCCGTACCGCTGCCAACGGACATGGTCTTTCACCGTGGAATCGACATCGCTCGAAACAGAGATGGCAAAAAAGCCGTAGAGTTCTTCCAACAAGTGCAAGTTGGCGAATCTTTCTCGGATAAAGGGTTCACATCAACCTCAACAGACAAACCGTTGGCTAAACAATGGGGTTCAATTACTGGAGTACGCCTCGAAATCGTGGTCAGAAAAGGTGAAAAAGTTTTGCCGATGAATCCTATTCTGGGTAAAAGAAGTATGCACAGGTCGGAACATGAGGTATTATTACCTCGTGGAAGAAAGTTCAAAGTGTGGGGAATCAGCGAAGAGCCAAACCTCTACAGCGGTAGAAACCGTCCCGAATACACACGAATCATTAAGGTGGTAATGGAATGAGCAAAGAAAACTTTCAATACGACGGGCTTCTCGGTCTGACATTCATTGATGAGGACGGCAACGAAATGCCCGCAGCCGATGCGATGAACCTCAGGAAAGCCGATTCCAATGATGAGCGTGACGCTGCTCGTCAGCGGTGGGCAGAACAACAAGAATCTTGACCGTCCTCTAGTACGGCTTTACTACGGTTGGGTCGGTACGATACAGCAGTGGACGAAATCGACGACCTGACTCCCCGCCAACAGGCTCACTATCAGGCGCTAGAGATAATCGTTGATGCGTTTGGCTTATTTGACCAGTCAAGCGGTCCAGACGGCGCCCATTACATCCCTGAAAACGAAAACCCTTTTGCTGAAGAGGGTCTCATGTGTGCCAACTGTTGCTTCTACGAAGGCGGACAAGCATGTGAAATCGTTGAAGGGCAGATTGAGCCGATGGCTCTCTGCAAACTCTGGGTCATCAAAGCAGACCTAATCGAAGAGGACATCCAAAAGGCTTCCTACACCCCTCCAGAAGCCGTCAGTAACGCCGCAAAGCAGGCACTGAAGTGGATAGCCGACGGTCAGGCTGGCGACGGTTTCACGGCTACAGGACGCTACAGAGCAGAAACCCTCGCTGCTGGCGAAGCGGTAAGTCTGGACACAATCAAGCGGATGAACTCATACTTTGCCCGCCACGAAGTGGACAAACAGGGCGAAGGCTGGGACAGTTCTTCAGACCAATACCCATCGGCAGGTCGTGTGGCATGGGCTGCATGGGGCGGCGACGCTGGCTGGACTTGGGCTAAATCAGTGCTTAACTCTGAATCAGTTGAAAAGCGCCAGTTTGGGTCCCGTTCCGCAGCGGGCAGTTACGCAGCACAGGTTCGATGGGGACGCAGAGGCGGCGATGCGACTGCACCTTCAAAGACAATCAGCAAAGACCAAGTTCCCTCTTATGTGAAAAGCCTTGTTTCTGGCGACGGCACCGAGGACCTCGGAGAGGTTCAAATCGCTGGCACTCCTTTCTTTGCCGAACAGAGAGGCACCAAAGACCGTGAGGACATGCCTCAGGTCCCCACAGCCCGCAAAGCCGAATTCATTGCAGATGTCGAAAGCCAAGGTTTGACGGTGTCCCATGAATCAGTGGACCCAGCCACCTTGAAGGCAACTCAAAGAAACATCAACGGTAAATCTTCCGCTGAAATCCTCGGCAGAGAATCAGCCAGAGGAGATAAAGCGTTCTCGGCAGACCCAGTCGGGTCAATCGTTGTTTCTTCAGATGGTTTCGTCATGGACGGTCACCACCGTTGGGCTGGCGCAGCCCTCGGTTCGACCATGCGACCAACAAAGATTTCCATCATCAGAATCGGCGCACCACAAAAAGAACTTTTGAATGTGATGGATAAATGGGGCAGTGAAAACGGTATTCCCCGCCGTGGCTTCGGAGACCAGTCTTACCCCGTAGGTAAGGCACTGGTATTTGCTGAAGCATGTGAATTAGCCTTGGCTGCTCAGAAGGAGTTCCTCGATGACAACAATTAACAATCTCGTTGCCCAAGCCCAATCATGGATTGACGGCACCCTTCAGTGGGACGACATGGACCCCACCGTCCAGACAGTCATCGATGAACTAATCGCTGAAGAAGAAGGCGTTGAAAAGGGTGACCCAACTTCCAGCGGAGTCCATGTAGACGGCGTCAACTGGAAAACACCTCAAAAGAAGAAGAAGCCCGCCGCAGATGCGATGGACCTGATTCACAAAGCCAACGAAGAACAAAAGTTCACTCTCGGTCCTTGGTACATCCCTAACAAAGAAGATGCCCACGGCGAATGGTCAGACGCTGACGAACTCCAGAAGGCTCTCTGGGACTATGTCCGCCTTGGTGACCGTGACATCCGCCTTCAGCACAACACAGACATCGTGGCGGGCGAATGGGTCGAAGCCATGTCTTTCCCTGTCCCCGTAACCCTAAACATGAAGAAGGCACAGGGCGATTCGAAGGAAGTGACCTACCCAGCGGGCACCGTTTTCCTCGGGGTCAAGTGGAACGACTGGGCTTGGGACATGGTCAAGGAAAACAAAATCACAGGATTCTCTATCGGCGGCTCAGCAGCCCGTGTCGAAATGGGCATCCCCACAGACAGCGGTTTTGGCGGTGTCATCAAGAACCGTTTCTCAACCGCCAGTGTTGCTGCAGAATACGCAGAGCAGTTAAAGGCTCAGCGGACCGCTGCACAGAAGGAAGCAATTCCTTTCAGTGAACAATTGAAGGACGCAGTCCGCAATCTCATCAGTGGCGTTCCTGCCGAAATTGTTGAGCCACAGCCCGAGCCAGAAGTGTCAAAGTCGATTGTCATCGACGGAGTCAAGTATGCGATTGTTCCATTGTCGAAATCGTTCAAGGACAAGGTGTTCAATGTCGCTGGTTTGTACGGCGACGACGGCTCGGTCGCAATTGTCCGCACCGACGGAGAGCGTTTCTGGGCATCTGGCTCAAAGCGCCTTGAATCACTACCTTTTGAAAAGGCTCAGTACGCCTTCGCCGAGGTAGCAAAAGCAAAGCGCAAGTTCGGCGGCGACCGCTCCGCAGCAGGACAGTATGCCGCACAGATGCGCTGGGGTCCTACCAAACTGCCAGACGCCGCAACGATTGATGCGATGGGCGGAGCAGGCTCAATGGCGGCGCCTTCAACCCTTGAGGGGATGCTTCTTGGAAGAGTGGGAAGCGGCGCTCCAAGTCTTGTGTCCCATTGTGACCTTGATGCTGTAGCGGCTGACATGCAGGCTGCTGGGCTTAAAGAGCCAACTGCTGACATGTATTACAAGCATTTAACTCCAGAGCGTCGGGCTGATTGGGATGGTGCAATCGCTGAAAGAATGGAAGGCGTACCACTTTCCACAACTGGCGGTCCTAACGCTTACATGACAGGCGGAGGAGCGACCTCTGGAAAAACATTTGCTCTTAAATCTGGCGTCGTCGATGTGCCCAACTCGCTTGCAGAAAACGGACCTCTAAAGGCAGTCGATGTCAACCCTGACACGGCAAAAACACAAATCAGTGGTTATCAAAAGATGGTCGCTGCAAAGGACCTCAGAGCCGCTGGATTGCACCATGAAGAATCTTCACAAATAGCGGCATTAACAGCGGGTGTGGGTTTACGCAGCGGTCGTGACATTGTGGTTGACGGAGTAGCAAACAATGGTGCAGCCAAGACCATGGGCAAGACCGACGGCTATCGTGCTATGGGCGCAAAGCGTGTCGAACTTCATGTCGTTACGGTTGACATTGAAACGGCTCGTTCCCGTAATGTGGCAAGAGCAGCAAAAACAGGTCGTCTTGTCGAGGACAAAGCCTTGGTCGGTGGACATAAGGGTGTCTCAAAAAACTTTGAAACCTACGCAAGTTCTGGCAAGTGGGACACCATCACGGTTCTTGACACCAATGGTCCCGAAACAAAGAAAATCTTCGAAATGACCGCTGGTGGAACACGAAAGATTCTTGACCAAGCGGCATACAAGATTTTTATTGACAAGCAGAATTACTCAGGAAAGTAGAAAACCATGGAAATGGACTATGAATTGCTTCGTCGCTATGCAGGCATGCAACAAGGGAAAATTCGTTTAGAGCAAGCCAAAACAATGGGCTTCGTTCAAGACGCTAATGACGAGTTGCTTTACGAAGAAGCAGGCAAAAACATTGAACAGTATTTGGCTGGACAGCCAGATAACGAAATCGCTAACCCTGTTATTGACATAGCGGTTTTGGACGACATCCTTTCTCGAATTAAGGCGATGTGATGGACAACGCCGACCTTCGACTCCTTTATGCGTTGCACCATTCCGCTTTGGAAATCGTTTCCGAGCGTGAATGGATTGGCGTCATCGATGAAGTCCGCAAAGCGGGCAGTGTCCTGAAGGTTGAGGGGTACGCCCAGATAGTCCTTCAGAAGGCTGCACAGCGTCAATCTTTCGGCGGTAACCGTTCCGCCGCAGGAGCCTATGCAGCGAGCGTCAGGTGGGGCAAGAGGGGCAAAGGAGGGACTTCTGATGGTGCAGTAGCAACATCGAATCCCGCTGGTGCTGGCGAAACCATGAACATGGAAAAGATTGGCGAGACACACTCGGCAGCAATCGCCGCTGTAGGTGCCGATTCCCCCGCTGGAAGAGAACTGGTCGTCGCCCAGAAAGAAGTCAAGGCTGCATCAAAGGCTGATGTGAATGGCGATGCGTTCGGTGCTTGGAACCTTGCTTCGGCAGCAGAGTTCCGTGTCCGCCCTTTGGCAGAGGCTCGAGGCGCTAAAGGAGCCGTGAAGCGCCTGCATGAAATGCTCAAGCGGTTGGTTGTTGATTACACCGACGCTTTCTACGCAGAGGCAGCAGCATGAACTACGCCGATGAAATTGTCCTGAAAACTCTCCAGCCACACATGACCAATTACGGCTATGAGTATGTCGTTGAACAGGTCGAAAAGGCGGGTGGCATCAGAAACCTCACAGATGTCGTCGCTTCCATGGAACTTCAAATGGCAAAGCGTAAGTTCGGAAACCGTTCGGCTGCTGGACAATACGCAGCCCAAGTTCGATGGTCTGGAAAACGCCCAGAAATGCTTCTTCCTGAAGGCGGTGTTTCCTACCGCTCCGCCATGGTCGGCGGGAAAGACATCCAGTTCAAAGTTGCGGAAACAACCGCTGGTTCTATTTCCTCTGGTCAAATCATCTCGACAGGCGCTAACAGGGTTCCCGAGCGTGTTGTCGGAATTAAGAGCCAAGGTGACCGCCTGATGATTACCACTAAGAAACTAGACAGCACAACCCGTTCCCAGACCGACATCGCTGCTAACGCAAAGGTCAAGTTGTGGACTTCACAGGATGGTTCACTGGAAAACACGGTTGAGTAATGAATCAATCGGACATCATCGTTCTTGAATCACTCAAACCACACATGTCTGACTTCGTTTATGCGATGGTCATCCAAGCCGTTGAAAAGGCGGGAAGCATCAGGGAAGTGACTGATAAATCTGTGATGTTTGAACTGGTCAAAGCCAAGCAGTCTTTTGGTGGTAACCGTTCGGCGGCTGGGGCTTACGCAGCGTCAATTCGTTGGGGCAAAAAAACTCAAACAGAATCTGGTGGGGGAACCACTGCAGGCAGTGCCACTGCTGACCCAGAGAAGTCTCGTTACTCCAGTGCTTTCAACGACGATGACATGCTTGACGACACCGAAACAGCAATCAATAGTGCTTACGACAAGTCAGGATTCACCGACGAAAAAAGCGATGCTCTGGCAGTTGTTGACAGCACACGCAAAACACTCACCGAGGCTCGACAATCCTTGGAATTTGGTGTCCCAATCGAAACTGTTCGCAGCGGATTGGTCAAAGAACAAAAACGATTAAAGTCGTTGTCAACCAGAACTGGTAAAAAGGGCGAAGAACTGCAAGCAGCCATGGGCGGTCCCAAAACCGACGCCAATGGAAAAAGAGTCATGACTCGTGCTGTACGATTTTTTACCGACGCTACGGTCATGAAAAACATGGCGGCTATGTTGGAGCGAACTATTAAAAAGTTGGACGCCCTTCGACCATGAGTTCCGTCTGGATGCCTCGCTGCTTCTAAGATGTGATGCGATGCACCACGAAATAACGACAGCCAGTGAACCACCCGAAATGGTGTTGTCGTGGATAGCGCAACTTCTGGACCCAGCGTTTATTGCCATGCTGAAGGCTTGCCCGTATGACAGGGTCGATGTTCGCCTTGCATCATCGAAGGGGCGTGTTCCCAAGGCTCCAACAATCGTTTTTAACGGTGGCGCTCAGGAATTTCAGAGCATCTGATTTATCATCTGGTAAGATGTTGGTAGAGTCCGACAACCGAAAGGATGATAATGCACAA